GGCCAGGCCGGCGGCCCCGGTACCGGCCATGCTGCCGGCCAGTGCCTGGGTTTTTTCGTATTGCTGTTTGGCACGGCCGAGGCGCTGCTGCTGGGCGGTTACGCGCTTTAGGCGGCCTTCCTGCTGGCTTAGGGCCTGGTTGGTGGCGCTGATTTTGCTGCGCAGCTCGCGCTCATGCTGGCCGAGGTTGCGGGTGCTGATGCCGGCGGCGCTGAGTTTGCCGCGCAGGCCTTGCAGCTCGCGCTGTTGCTCACTGTGCTTGTGCTTGAGGTTGGTGGCCTCGCGCACGGCACGCTTGAATTCGTTGTTGAGCTGCTTGGTGGGGTTGGCGGTGTTGGCCAGCTCCTGGCCGAGCTGGCGCACCTTGGCGCGGCTGTCCTGCAGGGCGGTGCCGGTTTTATCGGCCTCGCCCTTGAGCGCACGAAAGCTGGAAACGTCACGCTGCTGGGCTTGCAGGCCCTTGAGCTGCTCGCGGGACTGTTTTAGCGCGCGGCCGAGGCCGATGCTGCCGCTGGCTACGTTGCGCAGGGGGCCGCTGGCGCGATCCAGCGCTTGCAGCACCACTTGTAGCTTTAAATCACGCGCCATGCATGCGCTCCCATCGGTCGCGGGCGCGCTCGCGCCAGTCCATCAGTTCGGTGAGGGTCATGGCGTTCATTTGCTCGGGGCCCCAGTGGAAGACCATGGCAATGTCGGCCATGGCGTCATCTACGCAGTGGGGGAATCCGGTTCCGTCTGCTCCCCCTTCTTCTGCAAAAAAGCGGCGATGGCATCCGCGCAGCTGAGCAGGTCGGCGGGCTCCAGGGCGGCCACTTCCTGTTCGGTGAGGGTTGGCGTGCTGATGCGTGGCACCAGGCGGATGGTGGCGTTTACATCACCGTTGAGCAGGTCGAGCAGCTTGAGGCCGCGCAGCTCGCCGGAGGCCGGTTTGCGCATGGTGATGCTGGCGATGGTGGTTTCGCCGCGCTTGATCGGTTCTTCCAGGTTGATGGGGTCGCTGTAGGTGGGTTGCTTCACGGGTGTTCTCCTTGGGTTGGTGGGTGGTGGCTTGGCCCTCACCCCAGCCCTCTCCCGGAGGGAGAGGGGGCGGTTGGTTAAAGGCCGATGGCTTTACGGTGCTCGGCGAGCATGTCTTTGCCGTTGACCATGAAGACGAAGTTGAGCAGGTCGATCTCGATTTCGACGTTGCCGTCGATGGTCAGCTTGTAATAGCTGCAGGTGGTGGTGATTTTCTGCTCGGTGTCTTCGCCGGGCTTGGAGTCGCCGAAGTCGATCTCTTCATGGCGGCCACGGGCGACCACTTCCACGGCGCTGACTTCGCCGGTGTCGTCACGCTGGACGGACCCGGCCCAGCGCAGCATCACGCCGTCGGCCTTGATTGCGCCGAACTGGCGCAGGATGGAGACCGCCCAGCCGCCAATGGTCCAGTCGATCTGCAGGCCGTCGTCGCTGTGGCCGAGGTCGACCTTGACGGGGCCGTCCATGCCACCGGCGCGCCAGGCTTCCAGCTTGCGGCTGAGTTTGGGCAGGGTGACGGAACCGCACTCGCCAACGTAGCTGAGGCCGTCGTTGAAGAGGTTCATGTGCTTGAGTTTTTTGGGCAGGGCCATTTGAGCTATCTCCTGTGTTTGGCGGGGCTGCTGGCCCTCACCCCAGCCCTCTCCCGGGGGGAGAGGGGGCTAAGTTAGGCGTTGATGCGGCTGGCAAAGTCGACCAGGTAGCGGTCGGTGATGCGCTGGCGCAGGGAGAGGTCTTCCAGCGGCGGCACAGGGGTGTAGTCGTAGTCGAGGAAGAGCTTGCCGGCCTTGAGGGTGTCCTTGTCGTTGACTGTCTCGTCGTACCCGCACTCGCCGCCGATCAGGTAGCCCAGGCGTACCAGCTCGCGCATTTTGGCGTTGATGCCTTCGACGATGTCGCGCACCAGGCTGGCGTGCATGGGTTTGTCCACCGCCCACAAGTGCGCCTCGGCCATGGTGTCGGACAGTACCTGGGCGGTGCGGGTGTAGTTCTCGAAAGCGAACAGCGGGTCGGCGCTGCAGGTGCGCGAGCCCCAGAAGCGGAAGCCCTCGCGGCGGATCAGGGTGGTGACCTCGCCAGCGTTGAGCAGGCCGGCATCGGTGGCGGGGTTTTGAAGATCCCAGTAGACGTCCTTGCTGAGGCCGGTTACGCCGTTGACCGGGACGTTGGACAGGGTTTTGTGCCAGCCCACCTGGCGGTCGAGCTTGGCGCGCAGGCCGAGGGCGCGGGCTACGGCGGCGGCCGGGGCGCTGGCGTTGGCTACGGTGTCCCAGGAGACGAAGTCGGGCCAGATGAGCATGAGCTCGCGCGCGCCGAAGTTCTCGCGGTAGGACAGGGCCTCGGAAACGGTTTGACACTCCCAGCAGCTGGCGTAGGCGAAGGCGCGCAGCTGTTCGGCCAGGCTGACCAGCTCGGTGGTGACGGCGAGTGAATCCAGCCCGGGCACGCCGAGGATGCGCGGCTTGACGCCCAGCTGGGCCTCGGCGGCGAGCAGGGCTTTCATGCCGGTGTAGTGACCTTCGGCGGTTACGCCGCCGATGATTTTGCTGGTTTGGTCGGCCTGCTTGGCGGCATCGTCTACGCCCTCGCCATCGGCCACGCGCACCACGACGGTGACGGGGCTGGATTGGTCGGCGATTGCATCCAGGGCTTGGGCCAGGGTGCCGAGGGTGCCGGCTTTGCCGGAGGCTGTGAGCACGTCGGTGAGCAGCACCGGGGTGTTGAGCGGGAAGACGGTGGCGTCGGCATCGCTGCCGGTGCAGACCATACCCACCACGGCGGTGGCGACTGTGCGGATGGGGCGGGTGCCCTCGTTGATTTCGACGACTCGGACGCCGTGGTGGTATTCGGACATGGTGGCTCCTGCGATGCGCGGTGCGGATCAGTGAGCCTTGAGGGTGACGCGCGCGCGAGGGTTGTTACAGGCGCGGGCGTTGTTGGTTGGGCGCTGAAAACGTAGGGCAGGCAAAGGGGCCGGGCAGGCAAAGAAAAGCCCCGGCTAGCGGGGCTTGTTTGCGCGCAGATATAGACGATAAATCCTCTCTGCATAGATTGTATGGCCTAGGTCATTTGGATGCCACTTGACTCCTTCAGCTGAGCCCCAACCGCTTGCCTCTGGCAGAGCACTGATATCTCTTACCGTTGCATATGGGATGCTCTCAAATAGAGCGACACTCTGCATTGTTTCATCCACTACCCCAGGCCACCCGAAGTAATCCCCAGTAGGGGTCCTAGGTGCTAGAGACCAAGGGCCTACGGCAATAACGTTAGGGCCGCTTTCGATTTTTTTAGCTGCCTGAATCAGCTTTTGATACTCGACGGCCAGCTTAGATTGGCCGTTTAGTTCCTTCTCATGCTCACCAAGTTGAATCACCACAAGGTCGGGGTTTGTGTTTGAGACCTGATCCATTGCGGCTAACCTCTGGCTCACTTCGCCAGATCCGCCGTAGGTGTGAAAACAAGAAATCACAGGCTGTTTACGATTTACGGAAATTTTCCGGGCCAGGATAGTTACGTAGTCATTTTGCGGGTTTGATGCAGCCATCCCGGAAAGGTGGGACCACCCAAGTTTCTGAGTAGTGACAGCATTGAAGCCATGGCGGGTAATGCTGTCCCCGATGAACAGAACTTTGTAAGCGTCTGCGCTTGCTGTATCGCAGCCGGCTGGCTGATCAAGCTGAGACTGAGCCGCCGCGTTGGCGGCTCCCGCTAGCAAGAGCGACCCGATGATTAACCTGAGCATTTTAGCCTTCCCCAAAAGCGCATCATGATAACAGCGCGGTGCTCGGAGTGGCACCGCGCAGCTGATCAGTAGGTGAGAATTGACTCGCAGACCAGTTTCCCGCCAATCGCCTTGAAGCTGAGCAGGCGGCCCCCTGATGCAGGTACGGTAGTAGGCGCTGGATTAGTCGCCGTGAAAACGAAGTTCGCTGACCAAGCCGTAATATTCTGCGCTACTCCATTGCCAGCGCCAATCCTCAGCGTGTAGGTGTCACCAGGGATAAGCGTTGCCGGATTGCTAACGTCGAAGGAGCTGACTGTTGCAATCGGGAATGCACACATTCGGTGAGTGCGCGATGCCCAGAAGTCGAAGCTAATTTCGGCCGCTGGAACAATTACGGTTTCGACATCATTGAATATCGAACGGATAGCTTTAACAAAAAAGCTTGCACCATCCCAGACGATATCAATGGAGTCGCCGCGCTTGCCGTGAAGAGTGCCAGCAGTAATAAATGACAGCCTGGTAAACCCGTCCTCAATTATGCATGTGAACTCAAAGAAGGGCACGCCTGTAAGCCCGTTAATGGTTGATATTGAAGTGAACGCATTGTTCTGGAATCGAATTATTTTCGGTCTCAGGGTCAAGTCAATAACGGTTGAGTTGATCGGGTTGATGGCGGCCAGTTTTTCAGCGCCGATCATTGCGACGCCATTTGTTTTGAGTTTCCCCCGGTCGACTCCGAAGACTTGGTTGCCAAACGAGATGTTCACGCCGCCTGCGTTGTTTCCGAACAGTGAATCAATATCGACTCTATCGACCATCTCAAGGTGCAGCGGTGTGCCATTTCCACCGAAACCCAAGAAGCGCCCATTAATGTGCAAGTCTGCATTTAATACACGGGCGAAGTTTCCGTTTGTGGCACCGCTCCCAGAGTCGCCAGTACGCATAACAAATTGACTGAATACACCATGGGAAAAGCCGAATATCTTGGTGTCTTTTACACCTAGAACACCGTTTTCATTTGCAAGTGAGAAATGGTCGCGCGAGTAAATGCGGATGCCTTCATTGCCACCGTCTGCATAGCAGTCAACCATTAGTGTTCCTGATGCGCGGGAATACACGTTTGCACCGGTGATATTGTCGCTCGCAATTACGAAGGATTGAACGGATGTCCCATAGGATTTGCAACGAACGAAATGGACAGCGCGCATTTTTGTGACGAAGCCATTCGGCCCACCCCAGTGCTTGCAGTCTTCGACTCGGATGTTTCCACCGTAATCACCAATCGGGTCATTCCCCTTTTGCTCCCACAGTTGGCCGTGACTATTGGCACGGGTATTAACCCGCCGAATGTAGTGGTTCTCTGTCAGTGGGCCAGCACCTGCCAAGGGATTGATCCCAAGGGCATACCCATCGATGGATACACAGGCTACGACGCAGCTTTTGCGGTCGTTAAGCCGCACAGCACCGACAACAAGCGTCCCTTCGCCTGTCCAGCTGATGCCGCTCCACTCCATTGCACCATGCCCGACCAGTGACGTGCCGTTAGGCATCGTCAGCTGCAGCTTAATTGACTGGCCTTCAGCTGTTTTTGGTAGCCGCACTCGTTTGTACTGAGTCAGGTAGCTGAGAACTTTGTTGGATTCATCCGTTACGCCGGTCAGGTCTAGGTCCTTTGGCGTGAACCAGCCGCCATCGAGGAACTCACCAGCGGTTGCGCCACGCCACCCCAGCATGCCTGCGCCGAGAGACTCACTCGTTTCGTCGGCAAGCCGCTTTTCAAGATCATCTACTACCTGATCAGCATAGGCCCGAGTTGCGAGAACTACTGCGGGGTCGATTTTCAGTTGAATATTTGCTGTGCCGTTCGCGATTATGTGCATCCGCACAGTCTGTGTGCGTCCAGAGCCTTGAACCAATAATGGCTTGTAACTCGGGGCAGGTTTTGCTGTTGCTACAAAATCCCCCTCTTCATCTTCCAGGGCAAGTTCACGGATCCACCAGCCGCCCACGTTCGGCGGCAGGATCAGCTCGGCGATGAGAACGTTTTCATCATCAGGCGATACCCGGAGTTGATTTAGCGGGGCCCGGTAAACCTGATTAATAAGCTCTTCTTGAAGCATGCTCGGAACAGGGTCGGGCGTTTGGTTAGGGTCGCCTCCAGCATCCCCAATCAGCATATGTGTGATTTTCCAAGGTATTCCCAAAGCATTTGCATTCGTTTGCTTTGCCGCTCCGATTGCGGTGATAAAACCACCGAATTGCGTGTTTTCGTTAGTCATAGGGATATACATCCATCTCATCAATAATGTGTTCAGACACTCCGGCCCAGCTATATACATCGACTGCAATATCTGCTTGGGTCCATGGGAATACGTCGAGTTCGTCGCCGTCAGATACGGCAACGCCTGAATAAGAAGATAATTTTGTGAGCAGGCTGATATCTAGGCCTATAAGGTGCCTTGATACTGGCTTTGTTTCTTCGATAAACCACTCTAGCTCTATATAAATATCTTCGGTGATACCACCATTTAGGGTTTCGATTTCTACCGAGAATGTTCCTGGCACGCCATTAGGCATTAGCTGCCACCACTCAAAAACCTGGATCAGGTAGCCGAGCGGCTCTACTACCCGCCGCAGGCTGCCAATGGTGCCTTTGTGGGAGTGAATGAAATATGCAGAGCGGATGGCGGCGCGCTTGGCGCTTTCCGGCCATTCCTGTGACCAGCGGTCTACCGAGAAGGCCCAGGCCAGGTAGGGCAGCAGCGCGACGGGGCAGGTGTCGGGGTTCCAGAGTTGGCGCAGGGGCACGGGTACGCTGGCGAGCTGGGCCAGGGCTTCGGCGGCCAGGCGTTCCAGCTCGCTGGCGTTGGGCGGCAGCAGGCGGGCGGCCATTACTCGGCCACCGTGACGCTGTAGCCGGTGCAGTAGGGCGCTTGGGCTTCGGTTGCCTGGATGTCGACCCAGCCAACCAGCTCGACGCGGCGCACACCTTCGATATGCAGGGCGGCGTCTAGCGCGGATGTGTTGACCTCCAGCCCCAGGCGGCGGCGTTGGTCGACTAGGGCGGCAAGACGGGCCTCGGCCGTTGCGCGGATGGGTTCGGCCTCTGGGCCCTGGGTTTTCAGATGGAGCAGGGCGGTGACGCTGTACTCAAGGATCTCGGCACTCTGCACGGTGAGGCGATCGGCGACCGGGCGGCGGTCTTCGGCGCTGAGGTAGGCGTCGACGATGGCGAGCAACTCGGCGTCTGCGGTGCCGTCGCCCAGGGCGCTTTGCACTGTGACGACGACTTCGGCCGGGCTGGGGCTGGTGCAGGAGGCATCGGCCACGCGGCCGTCTGCACTGCGGGCGTGGAAGATGTAGCTATTACGCGGGCCGGCGGTGCTTAGGCCTTCCAGCGCCATTTGGGTGCGCTCGCGCAGGCTGTCGTTGCCTTCCATCACTGCGGCTATGGGCGGCACGGCGCTGGGGCTTGCTGGGGTGATGACCAGACGCTGCACGTTGAAGCGGGCGGCGATTTGATCCAGATCCGGCCCGTTAGCGAAGGGCAGCAGCACGGCCAGGGCGGCCTCGTTGACGCGCTGGCGCAGCAGGGTTTCGCGGTAGGCGTTTTCCTGCAGGAGTTTGGTGAGCGGCTCGGACTCCAGGGCCAGGGTGGCGGCCACCTTGGCCTGCTGGTCGGCGGGCCAGAGGCTGATGGCGTAGGCCTTGCGCGCGGCGAGGATCTGCTCGTAGTCGATTTGCTCGACCACTTGCGGGGCGGGCAGGGCGGCGAGGTTGATGGGGGTGAAGGTGGTCATGCGCTGGCCCCCAGGGTGAGAGGCACGCGCAGGCTTAGCGGTGCGTTGCTGTCTGTATGGGTGCCCTCAAGATCCAGCACGGCCTGGCCCGGGCGGTCGCCTAGGAAGAGTTCGACACGGCTGAGGCGAATGCGCGGTTCCCAGCGCATAAGGGCCATGGCGGTGGCGGCATAGGCCTGCAGGCGGGTGGCGGCGTTGGTGGGCCAGTCGATCAGGTCGGGCAGTTGGCTGCCGTATTCGCGGCGCATAACTCGGGTGCCAATGGGGGTGGTGAGAATATCGGCCACGGACTGGGCGAGGTGGGCCGAGTCAGCGACGGTGCGGCCGGTGGTGACATTCATGCCGCGCATGTTCAGCCCCCCGCAAATACGTTGGGCGAGCCCTGAGCCACGGCGCTGCCGCAGGCGACGGGGTCACCGATGCGGGCGAGCGGCTGGCCGTTGGCAAATACGCTGGCGCTGCCGGCTGCCAGCACGCTGGCGTGGGTTTCGGGGATGCTTGGGCATGTGTGGGCGGCCCAGGCATCGCCCTGGCGGTGCACGGCAATGCCGTTGACGAATACGTTTGGGCTGGCCCCTGTGCTGGGGCGCGGTGGCCAACAGCCGTGGCCGGTGCATTGGTCGCCAAGGCGGGATACGGCTGGCATGGGTACCCCCTAGTTCAGGTCGATGCGGCTGCCGTTGATGCTGACGGGGCCGCTGCAGGTGATGGTGAGGCTGGCCGCTTCGATGTTGACGTGGCCGGTGACCTTGAGGCTGTAAGCGCCGGTGGCGGCGTTGTGCTCAACAAAGTCGCCATTGGCCCACTTGACGCGGTGCAGGTCGGGGTTGTTGCTGCTGGCCGGGTTGGCGTCGGAGTAGAGGCCAACCAGGGCGACGCCCTGGGCCAGTTCGCCGCCTGGGCTGAATACGCTGCATTGCTCGCCGATGGAGACGGGGTCCCAGTCGGTGGTGCTGCCGGCGCGGCGCGTATAGAACGGCAGCCAGCCGGTGAGGATGTTGCCGGTTTGCACGCGACAGCGCGGTGGCTGGCCCTGCGCGGGGTCGCCATGGTCGACCGCGGCGATGGTGCCGTGGCGGATCAGGTTGTCGAGGCGGCGGAATAGTTCGGCTATCTGGTTCATGCCACTGATGCTGCCCCGCGCGCGCGTATGGCGCACGGCGCGGGGCTTGTCAGGGGGCGGCTGAAAACGCGGGGCTAGGGGACGAGGTGCTGTAAGAGGCGGTCGCGGATCAGTTGCAGGTCGGCATCGCTAAAGCCGAGCAGTTGCCGCTGGGGGTATTGCACATCCGGTGCGCCGCGGCCGGGGCGGTCACGTAGGCCGTACTGGTGCACGCGGGCAAGGCGGGCGGTGCGCTGCATAAATCCGATGCCGATGCTGCTGGGGCTGCTTTGCAGTTTGAGGTGCTTGGCCTGGCGCAGCTTGTTGAACATTTGCCGCTTAATGCGGCCTTGCTTGGCGCGCAGTTGCTGGCGGGGCTTGCGCGGGGTGAAGGCGCTGCCGTCGGGGTTTTGCTGGGCGGCGATGCGGCGCTGCTGGTTGCGGCGCAGGTCGCGGGCAATAGCCTGGTTGAGTTTGCGCCGGGCGCTGGGCTCGAGCTTGCTGAGCAAGGCCCCGGCCCAGTCTTCCAGGGCGGTTAGGTCGTCAGCCATGGCGCACTGGGTGGGGGCTGGCTACGGCGACGCCGTCGCTTTCGAGGCTTTCCCACTCGGCGAGCAGTTGGCCGTTGCCGTAGAGCTGCCAGTTGCCGGCGGGCAGGTAGGGCTCCAGCTGCGGTTCGGCGGGGTGGGTGACTTGCAGGGTGTCGTCTGGCTGCTTTTTAACAATGACGCGCTCGGTAAGCGGCAGCTTGATGGAGAGGTCGACTTTGCTGGCATCTAGCACGTCGGCCTCGAAGGTGATGGCGTCTTTGCTGCGCTCCAGGTTCTCCATCAGTTCGCGCTGGTTGACCAGCACCCAGGCCAGCAGGGGGATGGCGACGGCATCCGGGTCGCCGGGGAAGTCGGTAAGGATGACGTTGAGGGTGTAGGCGTATTCAAACGACAGGCCCAGGGCCGCGGTGCTGCGGATGGTGCCTTCGTCGATAAACACCATAAGGCGGTCGGGGTTGCCCTTGAGCTGGGGCACCGCGGCCAGCAGGTGGGCGCGCAGGGATTCGGGTTTGTTCATGGGTCTGCTCGCGGTTGTTGGTGGTTGTAGACAATATCGACCTGGGCGGCGCATTCGGCCCAGGCAGCGATCAGGTAGTCGCTGTCGTCGCTTAGCTCGCCGTTATTCTGCGGGGCTGCCGGCAGCAGGCTGCAGGGCGTTACGACGGGACAGCCACTCACGGTAACCGTGTGCTCCGCTAAGGGCGGGACGCTCATGCAGCCGGCGAGCAGGGCCAGGGAGAGGCTGGCTGCTCCAATCACTAAAACTCGGGTCATTGCGGCGGGTCTCCTGTTTGTGCAGCTGGCTGGCGGCGTGCTGTTGGCGTACGTCGGCCTGGGTGGTTTGCAGGCCCTGCTGGGCCAGGCGTTGGGCACCCAGCTCGCCACCGAGGCGGATGATGCTTGCGGCCTGGCGGGCGCTGCGCTGGGTGAGCTGGGCGATGCGTTCGGCGTCGCGCTCCGCCCGGGCCTGGGCGGCCTGGCCTTGCTGGTAGGTGCCCCAGAGCAGCAGGGACAGCGCGCCGAGCAGGGCGACGCCGTAGATGGCTTGGCGCAGGGTGGTCATTTGCGGTACCAGCCGGCGGCGTTCATGGCGGGTTCGTCGAGGGATTGCACGTCGCCCAGGACGATCAGCACCCGCTTGCCGGGGTGCATCTCGCGCAGCAGCTCTAGGAACTGCTGAACACACTCGAAGCCGGTATCGGCGGGAAGACTGAGCACATCGCCGTCGCGTAGCTCCAGCTTGCGGAGCTGCTCGGGCAGGCTCACGCCGCCACCTTTTGCCCACAGCCGCAGCCAGCATGGCGCTCGTAGGCGCGCTCCAGCTTCACGTCGTAGAGGTTGCGGGCGTAGGCGGGGCCGTTGTAGCGGCGGGCGAACTCGGCCCACTTTTTGCCCTTGAGGGCTTTATGCAGGGCGGGCTCTGCCTCGATGTAGCGGACGAACGCCTCAAACTGCTCGGCTTCGCTGGCTGCCATGCGGGTGGTGAAGTCTTCCAGGCTGGCGTAGTCCAGGCGCTGCCAGTGGTAGCCCATGACCTGGAATGCCCCCCAGCTGCAGGCCTCTGGCGCGCAGAGGGCGTCGAGCAGCTTGGCATTGGCCAGGCGCTGGTGTTCAGCGGTGCCGCCGGCGTAGCCACCCGGGCGCGGGTTGACCAGGGCGGGGTGCAGGGTGGCCAGGTGGTCGGCGTGCTGCTTGAGCGCGGCGGCGTCGTCATCCTCATGCCGCGGGGTGGCGAGCAGGCGGTGCATCTGGTGCCGCTCATACAGAATCTTGGGTTTGCCGTTGACCAGGAAACCGGCCCCGACGCTTTCCACCTCGTTGACGGCATAGACGGCAGCCAGTTCGACGCCCAGGCGTGCGGCCGCGGCCACCAGTGTGGCGTTGCTGAGCAGTTTGCTGCAGTCGGCACCGGCTAGGGCGGCGAGGGTTTTCTCGCCGGCTACACCATCGACTACCAGGCCGACCTTGAGCTGGTAGGCGCGCACGGCTTTCTCGGTTGCGTCGCCGAAGTCGCCATCGGCGAACAGCTTGGCTCCGTTGGCATTGAGGGCGCGCTGCAGCAGCAGGACGGCATGGCCTTTGGAACCGTGGCGCAGGCGTTGGGGCTGGGTCATAGGGTTGGCCTCAGTAGGGCGGCGAGGTTGCCGCGAGAGCGATAGACGAGGATGCACAGCAGCACGGCAATGGCGGCCTGCCAGGGGCTGACGGGGGGCTGGTAGAGCAGGATTTCTAGCCCGGCGCAGAGCAGCGCGGCGATAAACAGGCAGGCGAGCAGGGATATGCCGCGGCGGATGCGCGCGCCGTTGCGCTGGAAGCACAGCAGGCGCAGGGCCGAGCCGATATAGGCGAGGGCGGCAAGGATGGGCAGCAGGGTGGTGAGCATGATCACTCTCCTTTGCCTTTTTTGAACCAGGCCGGGACAAAGCTGGCGAAGTCGGTTTTCTCGATCAGCTCCAGGGCTTTGAGGGCCATCGGCACGACGAGAATGGCCCCGACGAAACCACCTGGGCCGGTTTGGGTGATGGGGGTTTGGGCGACGATTTCGGACGCGCTGACGTAGCCCGCGCCGACCGATATCAGCAGGCCGGTGCAGCGTTGCCAGGCTTTTAGGTCGCGCTGGTTCATGGCGATAAGCGCCGCGCCGATGATTGCACCAAACAGGGCGTTGCCATCCATGTGCGGCATGAAGGTGGCCAGGCCGACGCCTGCGGTGGCGGCGATTACTACAGCGCCAGTGGTGGGCTCAGCCATGGGGCGTCCTTACTACTGGTTGAATTGTGCCGGTTGCCATGTCGACCAGGTACGCAGGGCGCTCATGGATTTGGTGGGCGAGCTGGACGAAGGGCAGGCGGTTGATGCGCTGCACGACTTCGCCCAGCTGAGCCGGGGAGTAACGCTGCGGGCTGGTGAAGCCGAGCGCCGCGGCGCAGAACTCGCTGCAGAACCAGCGGCGTTCGCTGTGGAAGGCCACGGGCAGCAGTTGGCTGAGGAAGACGCCGAGCCAGTCGTAGCCCATGGCTTTGTGCTGCTGGTAGAGCCATTCGATGTTGTGGCGCTCGGCCCAGGGCAGGGGTAGCAGGTCCCAGTGTTCGATGTTCAGCTCGATGCGCTTGGCGCGCACGCCGCCGTCCATGGCTGAGGCGGATAGCCAGCGGCCGTCGGGCATGACCAGCTCACAGTGGCTGTATTTGGAACGTGTCCAGAGCCTGATCAGGCGGTTGAACAGCGTGCCTTTGCCTTTGTAGAGGGCGAGGTAGATCAGTCCCATAGGTTCACCACTTGGCGTTGTTCGGCTTGGGCGGCAGCCTCGGGCATGGTGATTAGGCTACCCATGGGCAGCACGGGGCCGAGGGCGGCAAGGCCGGGGTTGGCATCGAGTACTTGCTCGACCACGCCGGCGGTGCGGCCGTAGTAGCGCCAGCAGATGGCGTCGACGGTGTCGCCTTGTTGGGCGCGGACGCTGGGCATCAGAGCGACTCCACGGTGGCATGGCTGATGCCGAGGATGGTGCGCAGGGCTTTGCGGGCGTCGCGGCGCAGTTGGTCGGGGCTGCTTTCTTCCTCGCTGGCTTTTTGCTCCGCTGTTGGTGGCGTCGTAGCCCTGGTAGCGCTCGATGAGTTCGGCGGTGGCGGCGCAGTAGATGACGCGGCGGTAGAGGTGCAGCAGATGGCTCTCACCATTGACCTGGTCGGCGGGGACGTCGGTCAGGGTGGCGTGGCCTTCGGCCTCGCGGGCCAAGCGGTAGCCGGCAAGCTCGCGGTTGGCTTCGATCATGGCGTTGACGGCCGCCACTTCCAGGCGGGCATCGGTAACGGCAGCAGTTAGGCGCATGGCTGCGCGCAGGTGGGCACCGTCCAGATCTGGCCAAAACCCGGCTTGGGTCATTGGGTGCTCTGCGGCGGTTGTGCCGCTGGCGATAAATCCGCTCATGCTTGCCGCTCGAATAGTTCGGCGGTGGTCGGGGCTTCACAGCGCGGGAAGGAGTGACCCTGCTGATCGGCCCCGAGCCGCCGGGGTGCGTGGGGACGCTCGGTTAGCTGGGCGTTGGCTCAGCGTGTTTTTTGAGGAGGCGGTCGACGCGCTCCAGATCCTTTTTGCCGCCGCAGTTGCTGTGCAGCTCGATGGCGCGGGCCAGGTGCACTTTGGCGGCTTGCAGGTTGAGCAGATCCAGGCCACGAGCCTCGTCGTTGCTGACCATGGCGCTGTAGGCCTTGCCGATGGCCAGGTGCAGCTTGGCGCGGGCTTGGTCTGGCATGTCCTGTTCGACGGTCAGCTGGTGGGCGCGCTCCAGTACATCCAAGGCGAACTCGCCGCCAGCCTTCTGCGCCTTGAGGGCGGCTTCGGCGATTTCTTCGGCTACCAGGCAGGGCGTGGTGCGGGCGAAGCGATCCGGCAGGATCATGCCGTGCTGGATGACATAGGCCGCGATGGCCAGCGCGCCGGCGTAGTCGCCGGCATCCAGCCGCCAGACCATGATGGTGGTGAGCACTTCGTCCTGGGCACCGTTGCCGGCAGTCAGCACGCCTTGTACGTAGGGCTCGTATTCCGGCAGCAGTTGGCGCTTGAGCTCTGCCTTGCCCTCGTTGGAGTGCACGTTTTTGATGCGCAGCCTGTCCTGCAGTAGCTGGGCCAGCTGCAGTTCATAGGCGTTGGCACCGGCCATGGTGGAGGCCGGTGCGGCTGCGGCGGCCTCCTTGGCTGCGCGGACGCGCAGCTGGGTGCGTTGGGCAAGGGTGAGAGCCATGGTTTATACCCGCTCGATGTTTTCAACCAGGGCGACCAGGCCGAGGTCTTCGATGACGTAAGCGTCATTGGAGGACTGGTAGTCGGCGACACGGTCGAACTCGGGTTCGTCCTTGAGGTGACGGCGGCGGGCGCTTTCCTGCCAGTAGATAGACAGGTTGGTCAGGGTGGTGATGAGTACGCCGCCCTCGATGAAGAACGGGGCGTCTTCGATCTTCAAGCCGCCCACGCGGCCTTTGGTGAGGATCTCGTCGGCGGCGTTTTCTTCCTGGTTGGAGGCAGCCCCTTTTTCGACGGCGGCCAGTTGTTTTTCATGCAGCAGGGCGCGGTCGACGATCACCACCAGGTCGGTGCGCTTGCGGTGCCATGGGTCAAGCAGCTGGACGGCATCGAATACCAGGCCGTCGAGGGTTTTGTAGTCGCCAGTGGCACCTACGGTGACCTTGCCAGGTGTTGCGCCTTCGGCGATTACGCGATCCGGGGCGTTGGTACGAATCTTTTGCAGCCAGCCGAGGTTGACGTCTTCCAGCATCGGGTTGGCAACACGGTCGGTAGCGACGGCGGCGCTGGTGCCGTTAAAGCCGATCATGATGCGGTCCAAGCCCTGGCGCTGGGCGATAGAGCCGGACAGGCGCACTTGGAAATCGGGGAACTTGGCCCAGGCATCCAGCAGCTGGTAGGGGAAAGCGGTGTCGAAGTCGGTCTTTTTGCAGTGGTAGCTGTCCTTTTTCAGGTCGGCCACGTTCGCCGGGTTGCGGCGGTTGCCCCCAGCGGTGTTGGTGCGGCTGGCAGTCGGGCCGTTGACGCCCAGGCCGATGGATTCGCCTTCCTGGTCGTTGACCGGGAGAATGTTGATGCGCTTGAGGAAGCCGTCCGACTCCTGAATGGCGGTTTCCAGCTTCTGCTGTACGGATGGGGTGACGTTGAAGCTTTCGGTAGCGTTGGGCACGCCGTTGAGCTTGGCGACGTGCGCCAGCAGGCCGTTGTAGACGACGCGAGTTTCGTTACGCATTGATGATTCTCCGGGTTTAGGTCTGGGTTAGAAGGTGGACAGCAGGGCACCATCGCCGCCGGTTGTGAGCGGGCGCTGTTGCTGGCTGTGGTCTTCGGTTTCACCCAGGCGCTTGACCAGTTCGGCAAACTCGCCGGCCAGTTTTTCTTGGGCGGTGTTCAGGGTGTCGAGCTTGGTTTGCCCGGCTGTGAATGCATCGCCCTGCTCCTTGGCGTGGTTGGCCAGCGCTTCCACTGCGTTGGTCAGGTCGGAGAATTGGGCGTCATCCTTGACCGTTTTTTCCTTAACTTTGCCGAGGATGCCCATCACGCGGCTGAACAGAGCGTCGGTCTTGCTCGGCTGCTCGGTGATTTCCTCGAATTCGAGCTCGACTTCTTCACACGCGGTGAACAGGTCGGCTGGGTCTTGCTTGCGGGATTTGAGCGGGTTGGCGTCCGGGTTCTTGGCGGCGAAGGTGAGCATTTCAGTACCCAGGCTGGCTGGCGTGTCAGTGACGCCCAGGCCCATGAAGTAGGCCTTGCCGGTGGCGGCGAACTTTTCGCGCACTTCGATGCTGGTGAATATTTTTTGCTTGAGCTTGTTGACCATGGTGACCAGGTCGTCGGTCGGCTCGATCTGGGCATAGAGGCCGCGCACGGTCTTGCCGTCGAGCTGTACGTCTTCGGCTTTCAGGGCGAGCACGTCGCCATAGGCGCGGAAGGGGGAGTCCGGCAGGACACCACGGATATGCTCCATCCACACACGGGCACCGTATTTGGAACGGTCGTAGGTGGCGGCCATTTCCTCGATCCATTGGCGTTCGATGGTGCGGCCGTCGGTGGTTGCACCTTCAACGGCGACGCGGAACCACTTGGAGCGGAATTTCTTCATGGGGGCTTGTCCTCAATGCTTGGCTGGGCCATTGCGTTGAGGGCATGGTCGGCACCGCGCGCATGAGCGGCAACGCTGCGCTGTTGTTAGCTGTGGCCTGACAAGACGGGGGGCGGGTAGGGTTCGCGCGCGCGCGTCAGCATCTGCGCCATGAATGCCATCGTTGATCTACCCACGGACCACCGCCGCCACGCCAAACACCTGTATTGGCAGGGCTACCGTGTGTGCGAGATCGCCGAGCTGATCGGCGAGAAGGAAAAGACGCTGCACAGCTGGAAGACCCGAGACGAGTGGGACCGGGCCACGCCGCTGGAGCGGATCCAGGCGGCAACCGAAGCCCGGCTGGTGCAGCTGATCCTGAAAGACCCCAAGTCCGGATCGGACTACAAGGAGATTGATCTGCTGGGCCGTCAGCTGGAGCGGCAGGCGCGAATTGCGCGCTACCAGGACGGCGGTACCGAAACCGACCTAAACCCGGAGCTGGCCAAGCGCAACTCCGGGGAGAAGCGTAAGCCGAAACGCAATGAAATTGCAGAGGAGCACGTCGAGAAGCTGATCGAGGCGTTTCTCGATGGCTGTTTCGACTACCAGAAGGACTGGTACCGGGCGGGCAATCAGCGTACGCGGGCGATTCTCAAGAGCCGGCAGATCGGGGCGACCTACTACTTTGCCCGCGAGGCGTTGATCGATGCGCTGACGACGGGGCGTAACCAGATTTTCCTGAGTGCGTCGAAGAACCAGGCGCACATCTTCAAGGCGTATATCCAGGCGTTCGCCCGTGATGTGGTTGGGGTGGAGCTGACTGGTGACCCGATCATTCTGCCGAACGGTGCAGAGCTGCACTTCCTGGGAACCAACGCGCGCACGGCGCAGGGCTACCACGGCAACTTTTACTTCGACGAGTTCTTCTGGACCTTCAAGTTTAACGAGCTGAACAAGGTGGCCAGCGGCATGGCCATGCAGAAGCAGTACCGCCGCACGTACTTTTCAACGCCCAGCTCGATGGCGCATGAGGCGTACACCTTCTGGACGGGGGAGCGCTTCAACAAGGGCAAGCCGTCGGCGCAGCATATCAAGCTGGATGTGAGCCACGGCGCGCTGCAGCAGGGCCGGCTGTGCGAGGACAGGCTGTGGCGGCAGATTGTCACCATCCTGGATGCGGAGGCGGGCGGCTGCGACCTGTTCGATATCGACGAGCTGCGGCTTGAGTACGCGGCCGAGGCCTTCCAGAACCTGCTGATGTGCGAGTTCGTCGACGACGGGGCGAGCATCTTCCCGCTCAACATGTTGCAGCCGTGCATGGTGGATAGCTGGGTTGAGTGGGCCGAGGACTACAAGCCATTCGCGGCGCGGCCGTTCGCTGATCGGGCGGTTTGGGTGGGCTATGACCCAGCCGAGACGGGCGACTCTGCCGGGTTGATTGTGGTGGCACCGCCGATGGTGCCGGGCGGCAAGTTCCGCGTGCTCGAGCGTCACCAGTTCCGCGGTATGGATTACGAGGCCCAGGCGCTGACCATTCGTCAGGTCACCATGCGCTATTGGGTGACCTACATCGGCATTGATATCACCGGCATGGGCAGCGGGGTGGCGCAGCTGGTGCGGCAGTTCTTCCCGGCCGTGAAGCCGTTCAGCTATTCGCCTGAGGTGAAGACGCGCCTGGTGCTCAAGGCGTGGTCGGTGATCAGCAACGGCCGGCTGGAGTTCGACGCCGGCTGGACAGACCTTGCCTCGGCGCTGATGGCCATCCGCAAGACCGTCACCCCTGGCGGCCGGCAGTTCACCTACACCGCCGGGCGCACCGACAACACGGGCCACGCCGACCTGGCTTGGGCTCTTTTTCACGCACTGCACAACGAGCCATTGGAGGGCCAGACGGCCTCCAATACCGCGATAATGGAGATCTACTGATGAGCAAGCGACGTAACCGCGGCCAGCAACTGGCCACACAAACGCCGCCCATCGAGGGCGAAGTGCTGACGGGGCCTGCCGGCAAGGCCGAGGCCTTCACCTTCGGCGACCCGACGCCAGTGCTGGATGGGCGGGAGATCCTCGACTATCTAGAGTGCTGGAGCAACGGGCGTTGGTATGAGCCGCCTATTTCAATGGATGGCTTGGCGAAGTCGACCAAGGCCAGCGTTTACCTGCAGAGCGGGTTGAGCTTCAAGCGCAACATGCTGGAGCGGCACTTTATCCCGCATAAGCTGCTCGGCCGGGCGGCGTTCGGCCAGTTGGCCCTGGACTGGGTGACCTTCGGCCAGGCGTATGTGGAGCGGCGCGAGAACATGCTGGGGCAGGCGCTGGCCCTGCTGCCATGCCTGGCGAAGTACATGCGCCGCGGGGTGGACTTGGAGACTTTCTACCAGGTGCGCGGCTGGAAGGATGAGCACGAATTTAAGAAGGGCAGCATCTGCCATCTGCGCGAGGCCGATATCAACCAGGAGGTGTACGGCTTGCCGGAATGGCTGGCGGCCCTGCAGAGCGCGTTCCTGAATGAGAGCGCCACGCTGTTTCGCCGGAAGTATTACAACAACGGCTCGCACGCCGGTTTCGTCCTGTACATGACCGACGCTGCCCAGAATGAGG